GTAGGGTCTCGGATTACATCAAAGTAATCCAGGGAAGTAAGGATTATCAAACCTTACTTTTCTGATTCGTATCGGATATGGCTATTTTCGCCGAGGTTTAGGACGAATATCCTTCTTTGGACCACCAAAGTACATGGGTAAACCCATGGACCGTAATGATTCAAAGAGGATCTTCATCTTTCAACCTCGACGAACCTCTACCTTCCTCTTTCGAAAAGGGGATATTACAGTATCACCTATTGAGAAGAGGCCTTTAGGGCCTCAACTTAATAGAGTGATCTGTTCTAGAACCTTTAAGAAAGAAGGAGGTAGTAGACGATCCGTGACTGAAAATGTCTCATGACCCTCAACAGGTCATAAGGCACCTTCAGCCCCGGAATAGCCAGACGGACCGCTTCCCTTCTTCCATTGTTCCAACAGATCCATGCCACGGCCAGCTAAAACTAGCCATGGTGCATGGAAAAGACGGAGCAATGGGGTTGAAGAGAGAAGGATGTTCAGCACCTTCGGAGCCTTTTCTAAGACCTTCTTTAGATGACGAGTGATTAGCTCGGAGTCTAAAGATATCTTAGAAATGGAGCGTATACTATCGTTGAAACGTTTTGTAGTAATCACTACAAGACGCTCAGCGAGGAGAACAAATTTATCGAGATTCGCATCTCAATAAATCTGTAGCTCGGGAAAGATATTACCCACCGGTGTTAAACCGAATGGGGTATCCAACCTGAGCTTACTAATGCGCCCTCACTTGCTTCAAGTTTTGAAGCAAGTAAGGAAGCATCAGATCTCCATACGCGTTCCTCCTAGAGCCTGTTTAAAAACAGGTTCTAAGAAGAACTCCAAAAGCCCCTTTTCGGGGTACTGGACACTCATAGAAGCACTGTTGGTAATTCAGCGTTCCACCAGATGAGTCATAAGACTCATCTGTGAGGCCAGATCCCTCAAAAGGATCAATCCTACTGGTAAAGGAGAGTAGTCAGTTTGTCCCACGATTAATCGTGAGGCAAACTCACCACTATCCCTTACTACGGAGTTAGGTAAAACGGATTTAGGTATAGAAATCTCTATACCGATCCCTTTCACTAACTCCAAGTAGGATTTGCTGACTTCATCCCCGGCGATGATAATATCATCGCCAAGTACAAGATAGTCCTCGAAGCGACGAATCCCGCATCGGTGTGCTGCAAAGCGCACCAATACGTGATGAGTCACTGCGAGAGTTGACCATGATGAAAGAACTCCCATACCTTGCCCTACTACATAGGAGACCTTGGTAGGTCGCCCATATAGTAAGGTAAAGTATGAAAGCTCTTTCATTATGGCAAACCACGCTGTACTTACTCTTTTACCAAAGAGTAAGCGCAGTGAGACTTCCTGTACTTCCAAGGGGAGACGGTCAGTAGCGGCCTTGAGATCGTATGAATAAAGAGGTTTCCCTTCTTTAGACATACGAGCCACGAATGAATGGATCACTCCTTGATTGAAAGTGGCATCGCACTTGTTAGAGCGAAGCCACCTAAAACTCAAAGAGTGAAGGCTATGGCAGACAGAGTTTGTAATTCAGTCTGCAATAGCAATGTATCGTCACTTTCCTCCTGGTGTCATGATCGCAGTGAGACGAGCGTGACAACGCTCTATCATACGAACACGTACACGTGGGAGGGATTCGCAAGCCTTGACAAGCTCGCGATACCACAAAGTGTCTCCGATTGAACCAAGGAGGCCCTTGACAGTAACACTGTCTAAGTAAGCATCCTTAGTTCAACCGGGGAGAGCCTTCAGCGCACCAAGAAGCACATCCAAATTCTGGATATGTTTCGTGTTGCGTCGAAGGTTCACGACATCCAACATTCGAGCAAACAACCCCTTACCATTGGGTCCAACCTGTGTCCACATACTTCCCAAGACATGATGTCTTGAGAGTATGGAGGCCGGGTGACCAAAGATTGGAGTTGTTTTCTCAAAGGAGATAGCACGTAATCCGAGCATCTTCGGAGTTATCTTTCCTAGTTCCAACCATACATTTGCAAGATATTTCTTAGATTCACTAGACAGAGGTCTAGTGATCGAAGAAAGATCATGCTTGATGTATGGAAAGGACAAAGATTTATAACTACGAAGAAGCGTAATAAGGAGGACTTTATCTCACCATCCCAACTTATCAAGTTGAGACGGTGTAGGTAGATAACGAGGTCAACCAATGCCACCTAACTTACGTCAGGTGTCATGGGAAGACTTCGTCACTACCTTAGTTAAGACGTAAGTCTTAACTAACATAAAATCCTCCTTAAAGCGAGCAAGACATTCTTCACAGTCTGTCTTGCGCACTCGACGAATCAGAATGGCTACAAGTCCGTTACAAATGGACTTGTAGTCACCTGATCAAGAGATTGCACAGAGAAATCTGTGCAATCTCTTAATCGAGTGTTGGTTCTCTAAACGTCAGTCGTTAGACTGAAGTTTAGAGGAACCCGTACGCATGCTTTCCCCCTTAGCCTTGATTTTGTCAAAACCCTGGCTTTGGGGTGCTACCCTGAAGTGGGACGCACAGGTTACCAACACCGTGACTACCTGGACTACAGTTCGTGAGAACATAGTTCAGG